TGATAGCTAAGGTTTTCGCAAGTGGATAAGCCATTGACAAAGCACCGTTGTTTATGTTTTGTAAGTCAGCAGGTGAAGTGCCTTGTTTAGTTTGTAGTTGAACTGCTCCGATTCCATCCATTTCCATCAAATCGCCATTAGTAGGATTAGTAACAGATAATCTAATTGTAACCCAAACTCCATTAAATGAACTGCCTTGACCTGTTATCTGTACTTTGTAAGTTTTAAAGATACGTCTTAACAAATATTCGACTTTGTCAATAGGTAGGTAATTGTGACCTTTGATGTATGGGTGTTGTTTAACCCATTGTTTAGGTGGTTCTTGGTTCAATAATAGATTGAATTGGTCATTCTTGTAGGCAAGTTCAATATCTTGCGTGAGGTCTGCCAAAGTTGGCAAAGTTTGTTTTGTCATATCGTTTTTGTTTGGTGTTTCAATAATACTTTTTCACATTGGATAAAAAAAATAAATCTTCAATTATCTTTGTTGCTCAATTGTTTGTCATAGGAAATAATTGTTTGGTCAAAGTAGCCGCCTTATGGGTGGCTATTTTGTTTTTAAAATCTTAGGTTTACTTTTAATCTTCTACGATAGTTGTAAATCTCTTCAATCAATGACACATATTGATTCACATCATTACATACTTGAAGTGCTTTAGGTTGTATTTTAAGCTTTTGAATAAACTCATTAAAATCAAACTCTTTCTTTTTAAGCAAACGTGCAATTGCATAAACAAACCACCTCATTTTATATTGAGGGAAATAAACCCCGCATTGATGAAGTTTAGTCATAATGCTTTCCGCTTCTTTTATGTTTTTAATTTTGAATGAACCCGAATTGAATGTTTTAATCATGTCGCCACTATCAGTACCAGACAATAAGTATAATGCAATTTGAATGTTTATTTCGTGTTTATCAATAAACTTTTTAAAATCTACATATTGAGAATATTCTAAATTACAATAGGCTTCTAAATAATCTGATGTAGTCCAATTTTTTGAATTTTGGTTTAACAAATGAACCTCAGATAATCCGTAACCTTTACAAATTACATAATTTAAAGGAAGTTTTAATTCCTTAATAACCTCAAATCTATGTTGCCCGTCTATAATTTCAAACTTTTCATTTACCACTATAATAGTAAATAAGTAATTTTGTTGCATTGACTTTTTAAGTCTGTTGATATGCAAAAGGTTTTTGTTTCTGTTGCCGTCAATACTTTTGAATTTAGAATACTCTTTTGTTGTTTGGATTTTCATTTGTTTGGTTTTGTTTTTAATTATTGAATGGATTGAATTGGTCAATCTTAATATCATGCTTTGCGTTCAGTTCCATTTTACCCGCATTTTTAGCAAGTTCAACAAGCGTATCTAATCGCTGTGTAATTGCTTCATGGTTTAAGTTCTTATCTATTGTCAACTCCCACGCTAAGTCTTGTCTGTATTGGTCTAAGTGGCTCATATCAGTTAATTGAAAAGTGACTTAATGAATTGATTTTATTTGTCAGTACCCTGATTAATCTTTCGGCCTGATATTTTTTTGCAAAATTCCTATCTTCAATTGCCATGTTTCGCAGTCTTAGAATACGGTCTAATCGTTTGGTCAAGTTGTTCATTGGTTTTGGTTTTAGTGGTTTGAGAATGTTTTGATAAAATTAAAATGAGGGTGCAAATTGTCTTGAATTTCTTTTTGCTCCTCTTTCTCCTCTTTCAATTGCTGTCTAAATTCGTCTGCTAAGTCTTGCATTCCGATTTCCTCAGCTAATCCGATAAGTTTAATCGGGTCTGCACCCATTCCCCAATGTTCTCTAAGTGTGTTTTCGCAATAGTCTATCATGTTGGCGTATTGCTTAATTGTTTGGCTTTTCATGTTATTTGGTTTTAATGGGGGATTGCTCCCCCGATTTGATTTAGTTAATTATAATTTCGCTATTGTCAATATTCGAGTAAAACATTTTTTTGCTATTTGTCTGAAAATTAGCAGTCATATCGCCATTGATAATTAAAAATGCTTTTGGATTAGATTTTGGCAAACCAAATTCACCATTAAAAGAATTGTACAATTGAGTAGGAATTTCAGCAATATACTGAACTGATTTCCCTGAAAGAGAATACTTGGCATCAAGATTGATAACATGACCTCTAATAACTATTTTCATTGATTCAGGATTTTCGCTAATTACTTTTGATGCTACTAAATTGCGCTCTACTGAATTAGTGCCAGCTTGGAATTGATTACCTTTTACTAAGTTGTTGATTTGAGTTTTCATAATTGTAAGTGTTTGGTTTTAATATAATTGTTTGGTTAATATTGATTATCTAAGTCTTGATAAAAATTCGTTTGAACCTGTGCGACCAGTCTCAGCTTGTAGTGCCATATTCAATCTTTGCTCAAAGCTGTATTTTTCTGTATATTCTTTTTTGCAAACTATTTTTTTGAATACTTTAGCTTTTGGCATTTCTTCGATTTCGATTACTTCAACTTCATGTTTAGCAAACATTTTCAATTTACCTTTATTATTTTCGGTTACATAGTAATCACCTTTTTCAGAATTGATTTTAAAAATCTCGTTGTTAAAGTTAATTGCTTTCATAATTGTAAGTGTTAATTGTTTGGTTATTGTGAGAGCAAAGATATAGCAGATTTCCACAATTACAATATTCGTTTCGTTTATTTTATTTGAATATTCGTAAAGTGCTGAAAATTAGCAGAATAAAATTAATATAAAAGTAAAATTGTAGTAATTGAACCGAGCAAAAAAGCTGTAATTGTGAAAAGTTTTGCTCTATTTTGAGCTTTTTGTAGGTCTGTTTCTGCTTTAATTAATTTCGAATTGCAATCCTCTACTTGTTTTGTTCTAAGGTCAACTTGGTATTTAAGTAATTCGATTCGACTTTGCTTAGTCCATATCAAGGAATCTTGTTGCCTATTAATCTCAATCATCTTATCCAATTCGTTAAATGCTAAATTGCTAATCTTGACTTGCTGAATCGTTACTGAGGAGGTAGCTGTATCTTTGGCAGTTTGACCGGAACAAATCGAACTGAAAAGAATCGGGAATATTATTAATAGAATCTTTGCGACTTTCATAGATTATTTTAGTTTGATTAATTGTTTTGTAGTAGCTGTTTTCAATTCGTATTATAGAATCAATTCTCGGCTGTATTGTATCGTGAATTATAGTAGGCTTATAATTGCGAAAAGTGCCAACCGATATGATACCGATTAGCACTCCTGCAATAACTCCACCAATGAAGTATTTAATCATTTCTTTTTTGATTTGTTTGGTTTAATTTCTTTCCACTTATCACGCATTTTAATTTCTAAAGCTATACAATCAGCTTTTCTCTTTGCCTCGTGGTCTTGATGAGATTTAATTCGTTCAGGCGTTGGCTGATAGTCTTTAATACTCTGCATTATACTTCCAATATTCTACATTAAGAATAACATAAGCTAATAAGATAATGGCTGCTATCATTCGATTGTTATATTAATTTTTTCAATCTTTTCTACCGCTTGAATTGCTTTCATAAGTTTGCCAAAAGTAACCTGAGATTGGCCGATAAAATCAACTGTCTTAGTTGCACCTACTAAAATACAACCTTCAGAATCTTCGGCCTTATTTCCTGCGTGAATTCTAATGCCTGCAAATTGTGGCACATTAACCAATTCAGGCATATACTTTTTAAATCGATTAGAAAATGAGTTGATGACTTTATATTTCCCTCTCGGTATTGCTGTCTTAGCGTACTCTTTAACACCGCCTGACTCTAATCTTCTGTCCTTATCTTCTAAGGTATAACAAAAGAAAATACCATTTACATAAAGACTCCCAATCGTTGATTTTTCTGTGAAAGTTTCACGAATTAATTTTAGTTCCATACCTTAAATCCAATTTAAAAATAATAAACCAACTATACCCAACATGATTCCAACTAATAAGAATATTGTAAACCAATCTTCAAAGTTTAGTTTCTTTTGCGTAATTGGTTCGTTTAGTTTCTTGATAAAATCTTTATTGTCCTTCATGCTTTACGTTAATTGATGTCATAAAACCACCTAAAGCAATGATAGCACTAAGCATTAACTTGGAAATATTACCAGAATTAAATTCGAAATTATCCCAATCAATCGACTGCCATGCGGTTGCAATTGCTACTAATGCACCAAAGATTGTACTTAGTTCTGACTTGTACTTGTTAATTATATCTTTCATTTTTCAACTTTTTCTAAATGCTTTAAAATCGCTGTCATTGTTTGATTCAATTGCCCTTCTACATTCTTTGAACTATGGAAATTGTGAGCTAAAACATTGACCTTTTCAGTTAATGTTTCTATTGACTTCTTTTGCTCATTCATTTGAGCAGATACCAAATCAATCTTAGTTCCTTGTATATCCTCTAATTTTTGAACCTTTGGCACTAAGTTCTCGTGCATGTTTTCTTGCTTAACCTCCAGCTTGTTTATCTTTGTTGTTAAGGTCGCATAGATGATGCCTATAAGAGCGCAAATCACGCCAAATAATACTAAGTTCAATTCCATTTAATTAAAGTGTTGTTTCTATTAATTCTATTTCTTCAAATGTAATGCACTTGTTATAGTCTACTAAGGATAACACTTCGTGGTTAACTAAAAAATAGTAGTTCTTATTTTTGTCAATTATCGGGTTGCAATAATTCTCAGCAAGTTCATTACTATATTTTAATAGTTTGTTGGCTTGTTTAAGTAAATCCTGAAATTCATTTTTTGTACATTTTAAATATTTGGGTAATAAAAATTCTTCTTCTTCCATACTTATAGCGCATTATTTAAAAAAACATCTAAATTATTATACATAGCCGTTCTTTGTGTATTATCATCTTCTTGTTTACTTACTATATCACAAGCCATAACAACATTTGACCATAAACTTGCAGCATTATTTCTTGCAAAGAAGTTATAACCTGTTGCGTTCATGTTGCCTGTATTATTATTTGTGGCATCACTCGCTGCAAATGATTGAGAAACATTATTTATTAAATAAGGTAAACTTTCATTTGCATTGGCAATATTATTTATTGCCGTTGATAGTTTTAAATCTAAACTTGTTGAAGTAAATCTTGAATTATATTGACCTACGTTTCCATAGATACCAATCTCTTCTTGATTTAAAATAAACCCTGTTGCAAATCCTTTTCCACTTGATGATGCAGAATTAGCCCCTAATTCTGTTATTATTTGAGCCGCACCAATGTTAGTGTATTTCCTCCAAACTGTATAAGAAGTAGCTGCGGCTTGATTCATATTCAAACTTGCTGCTCTCATTCCTACCGAAGTTCCATTTCCTGCAAATAAAGTAGTATCACAAATCATAGATTTAAAGCCTGTATTAGTTGCTAACATATTATTAGTCCATACTTCACCTGTTGTACTCGTCCAACTTGATTGGCTTGTTGCTCTACTATAATTAGCAGGGTTAAAGTCTAAAACTGCTGCACCATCTATTGTTTGAGAAACTAATACACGATAAATTATTCCTTGAAAACCATTTGTGAAAGTTCCTACGCCTACTGACCCTACTTCATAAACACTTGTATCATTTGGCAGTTGAACTGTTGTGCCTGACACATTTGTTCCTAATTGCGTCCAAGTTACTCCATCAAGACTTGTAAAAAATCTTATAACTCCTGTTGACCTTACTCTTGTAACTCTTACCCATTGTCTTGTAGTAATAGAAGGTATATTTGCTGTGGAATCGTAAATTAATGAAACAGAGTTATTAAAAGAAGTTTGTAATCTTAATCCGTTATTTGAATTTATATTAAAACTTAATTTAATAGTTGTGTTTAAAATTGTACTACTATTACCAAAAATAACTTGACTTGCCCCACTTAAATTTGGTTGAATTTCGGCCTTAATATCAAAATCATCTCTTAGTGCTATTGAACCATTGTAAGGTGAACTAAAGTAATTACCTACTACTCTTGGAAGAAATACATAATTAGTTCCTGTATGTGGCAATATCAAAGGTTGACTTGCTGCTGTTGTCTGAACTATATCACCTGTTGACCCAATAGCATTGTAACAAGTTTGAGCAGCTAATCCAGAAGTTGCTCCACTTCCTGAACCTGCTTTATATCCTAAATAATGCGGGTGTATTCCACTTGAAATTGCAGTTGTAATATCAGCAACTCCATAAACACCTTTTACAGCTACAAACCAAGCGTTACATCCAACTAAACCCGCAGGGATAGTTCCTCCATCTGCAATAACTCTATTAAAATGAGTTTGCGCTTGTGGGTCTATGCCGCTTGCTTTAATAAAAGGTAATCCTATCCCGATTCCTATCATTATCCTCTGATATTAAATCCGTAACCAATAACCGAACCACTTGAAGGTGTTACGGCTGCGATTAAATCACCATTGAATGCAGGGATTAACATTCCTTGCTTCAAAGTTTTACCGCTCAGTCCGTATTGAGTTAAAAGGTTTTGACCTCCTACGCTTGTTAAAGTAGTAAGTACGCAATCGGCATTTACTACTAAGCAATAAAAAGTGTTTCCAGTACTTGCGGCATCAATGAATTTGCATCCGTTACCGCCTAAGATTTCTTGAATATCTGTCATGTCTGTAAGTATTATTTTTAATTATTATTTTAAGTAATTGGAACAACACAAAGGTTGTAAGCATTTTCTATTTCTAAACTGATAGTACAAACCCACCCCGCAACCTCATCTTGGTAGTGGTCTTTGATTGGTGTTGCAGTCAAACTTTCGTTAATCTCAAACATATCAAAGTAAGTTGAATCTTGTCTTATAATCGTAACCACATCGGATAAGATTTGCAAGGTATCACTTAAAACATCTTGTTCATTCTCCAAGCCTTTTGACACCATATCAACACAAGTCAATTGAAGATTTAAATCTATTGTCTTAGTACCGAATTGTGCAGGTATAACATCACACCATAACAAAGGATACTTAAGTTCATTCTTTGCTTCTAAGTCTGCTACATCACAAAAGACAAAACTACCTTTTAGTTGTAGGTGACTTGATGCTATTGCTTGAAGTGCATTTAACGCTTGATTTAGTGTTGTTTTCATCTTGCTTTGATAAGTAGATTTTTAAAAGTTCTACGTTGTTTTTATTCTTACTGCCTTTAATTCTTGTCATTGGTTTTAATTTAGTTTCTTCTAAATCCGTTGCCTTGATACTTGATGCTTGGAGGTATTAAATCCCAATCAATGTCAGGTCCTAAAAACATCCCATTAGTATAATTGTTTGCGTTTGGATAAATGGTGGCTACATTAGCATTTTCTTGTGTCAAATACTTAGGATAATCAGTCTGATAAGCCAGTAAAAATCTGCTTACTCTTTCTGCATACCACTCCGCCCTTGACTTTGTGAAGTCTAATAAATATCTAAGGTCGTTAAGTGGTGCTTGTTGACTGAAATCACTTGACTTTGTGCCTATATTTTTGTTTTGAAACTTATACGATAAAGGCAAAATACATTCATAAACACTAAACTTAATCAAACATGGTGCAATATACTCATTAAGTAACGTAACATACTCACTTGATAGTGTATTTGCTGATACATTATAGACTAAATCGTTGTATAATGCCGTTCCCAATAAAGGCAAAATGTAAATGTTTTGTGCCTCCTTGATTGTAGGTATTAAAAGTTTAGGGTCTACGTTTTCGCTGATAATTGTTTCAGCCTTTAAAGTCGCTTCTGATATGAAAAGTACTGTTGCCATATTATTATTTTTTTCTCGTTAAAACGCCAGCCCATTGATGCCTGCAAAAGGGTACATGAATGTCAGTTCCTTTAATTGTTTTCCAACCTCCACGCCTTTTCCATACGTCACGATTCACACGCCTTGAGATAGTATCAATTTCTTTGCGAGTATAAAGTCTGTCAAGTTCTAACAAAGCAGCGCAAAATTCTCTATTCTTTGAGTCTTGCGGTCCTGTGTATCTATACTTGACTTGGAACTTACTTATCTCATCTGCTATTCTTTTAATAGCTGATTTCTTAGGTACTACTTGTAAGATATTCCACGTTCCTTCGGTTAAGGTTAGAATCGCTTTATCTTTTAAACTTTTTAAAACTTCATCTAATTTTGAAGGTGTCAAATCGGTATTCACTCCTAAATCCTTTTTAGAAATAAAAGGGTCTTTTTTAACCGCTTCTAAAACTTTGTTTTCTTCGGGTGTATTAGGAACTACAAATTCATACAAAGTTTGTTCTAAGTCCTCCAAATGTTCTTCAAATGTATGTTTGCGAACATCCTCGTCTAAGTCCTCAAATGCTTCTACTCTGCGACTTTCGAATAAATCATAATTCTCGACACTATCACCAAATTCAGCAAAGACTTTTATTTCATCTTTCCAATTATCTTCGAATTGTAATCTTAATTGAGTTGGTGTTGTTATCGGTTCGGTAGTTGCTGCAATGCCTGCCAATCCTCTTATCTCGTCACGACTTAAAGATTCTAAAATTTTATTTGAAATCAATGGACTAAACAATGTTAACCTATCAACTATTTTACTATTAGAATCCTTAGTAGCATCAGTAACAGGAAGCCCTGCCATTTCTCTTAGTTCATCCTTAGTTGCAATCTCTAACAAAGTAGCTTCTGTAAATTCAGGATTGAACGGTTCTAATTCTTCAACTCGATAAGCATTCGGAACACCATTAAAGTTCGCTAAGTAATTAAACACCTTTTCAAAATGTACTTGGTCAGGTCTTATTTCATTTTGCTGAAATAATCTGAAAGCATCAATCATTTCATTCCTGCCACCTAATTGACCCTCGACTCTTATCCCCATGAAGATAGGTGAGGTCACTCTATGTGCTACGAATATCTCTTGTTGAATTGTTTTATTCAGTATATCGAATTGTTTGTCTAAGTCTGCGGGTTGAATCGGGATAACATTTGGCGACTTATCTTGACCATCTGAAAAGTTTATAATCCACCTTCCTGCATTATCAGTACTGCCATGTCTGCGATTTATTCTCTTAACAAGTTCCTGTTGTTCTTCGGGTTCAGGTGTTCCATTATTGAAGTTTAAGATACCACCGAAAAAGAAATTGTTTTGAAGATTTGCCCTATGAAAATT